AAAAAAATTAAACTAAATTTAATCTCCATACAGAGTTTTACATTCTGTATGGAGATTTTTTATACTCCAAACCAAGCAGGTGGTGACCCGTGAATGAAAAAAATCTAATATCAAATTCCGAACGAACTCCGAGTGAACTCCGAGAAATCACTCAAAAAGGCGGCAAGGCCTCGGGTGAGGCAAGGCGGAAAAAGCGTGATATGAAAAAATGTATGGAGCTGCTGTTGTCGCTGCCTGCTTCTCAGGTGGCGGACTACCAGCTCCTTTCTGATATGGGCGTGAACTTCGATGAGCTGGACGAGCAGGACGTGAACAATATGCTTGCGGTCAATGCGGCGCTGCTCAAACAGGCAAAGCTTGGCGATGTGGCTGCGGTAAAGGAGCTGCGGAGCATTATCCGTGACGATGATATGATGCGGCACAGGATCAGGTACGACAACGCCCGCCTTAAACTTGACCGTGAACGGTACTTTCCCTCGGCGGACGATCGGGAGGGCTTTTCTTACGGCGGCATTCCCGCAAGCATGGTGGCTCCTGCCTTTTCATCGGTGCTGTTTGACATTGCCGAGGGCGAACACTCCGAATATGTTTTCCCGGGCGGAAGAGGCTCTGCCAAGTCCTCGTTTATATCGCTGGCGGTCATCGACCTGCTGGAGAAAAACGAGGATATGCACGCCTGCATTCTCCGCCAGGTGGGCAACACTCTGAAAGATTCGGTGTATAATCAGATGCTGTGGGCGATATCTTCTCTCGGTCTTGACGATGAATATGCTGCCACAAAGTCGCCGCTGGAGATAACCAAAACAAAGACGGGACAGAAGATATACTTCCGAGGGGCGGACGATGAGAACAAGATCAAGTCCATAAAAGTCCCCTTCGGGTTCATCGGCATTCTGTGGTTTGAGGAGCTTGACCAGTTCTCGGGTCCCGAGGCTGTCCGAAAGATAGAACAGTCGGTCATCAGAGGCGGAGACAGGGCGTACAAGTTCAAGTCTTTTAATCCCCCGAAATCGGCTCAGAACTGGGCAAACAAGTACATCAAAGCGCCGAGGGCGGACAGGCTCGTTACCGAAAGCAATTATCTGACGGTGCCGAAAAAGTGGCTGGGCAAGCCATTCCTCGATGATGCGGAATATCTGAAAGAGACCAATCCCACGGCGTATGAAAACGAATATCTGGGCGCTGCCAACGGCACGGGCGGAAACGTGTTCGACAATGTGGTCACACGCAAGGTCACTGACGAGGACATCAAGACCTTTGGAACGATTCTTCACGGCGTTGACTGGGGCTGGTATCCTGATCCCTTTGCGTATGTCAGGTGCGCATATCTGGCGGCTCAGCACACGCTGGTGATATATGACGAGTTCCGCTGCAATAAAAAGGGCAATGCGGAGACTGCTGATGAGCTGAAAAAACGTGGCGTAACGGCAAACGATATGCTCATGTGCGACAGTGCGGAGCAGAAGTCCGTTGCGGATTACCGCTCCTTTGGTCTGCTTGCCAGGGCGGCTGAAAAAGGACCCGGGTCGGTGGATTATTCCATGAAGTGGCTGCAGTCCCTACGTGAAATAGTCATTGACAACGAACGCTGCCCCGAGACTGCGGCGGAATTTCTGGAGTACGAATACGAGCGCAGCAAGGACGGCGAGATCATATCGGGATATCCCGACAGGAACAATCACAGCATTGACGCTGTGCGGTACGCCACATCGCAGATTTGGAGGAGAAGCGGAAAATGAGCATTTTATCTTGGCTGAAAGGAGCGATATGCAAATTGTTTGACACTAATGAGCTGGCTGCGAAAATGCAGACCCTGCCTGCTGACAAGGACATGACCGAGGCGGTAAGGCTGTGGGCGGAATGCTACCGCTGCACGCCGCCGTGGGCTGTGGCTGACAGCAATGTGCGCTGCCTTAATCTCCCCTACTCTGTGGCCCATGAAATGGCACGGCTGGTCACGCTGGAGCTTAACTCGGAGCTGACAGGCTCGCCGAGGGCGGATCATCTTTCCGATGCGTACAGTCAGGCAGTGGCGATGTCCCCCGTGTGGGTGGAATATGCCTGCGCTCTGGGCGGGGTGTTCCTGAAGCCCTATGTATCGGGCGGGAAGATATACACCGACATCATTCAGGCGGACGCTGCAGCGGTATCGGGCTATGACGGCGACAACATCACCGAATGCGTTTTTGCTGACAGGATAGTCCGCAGGGGACGGTACTTCACCCGCCTTGAAAAGCACTCTCTTTCGGGGACAAATTACACGGTGGTAAACAAGGCGTATGTGTCCGACAGCTCGGCGCAGATAGGGCGGGAGATAGCTCTCGGGGCGGTTGCGGAATGGGCGGACATTGCTCCGTCGGCGACGTTCTCGGGGATAAAGCGGCCGCTGTTTGTATATATGAAAATGCCCGGGGCGAACATCATTGACAGGCGTTCCCCGCTGGGCGTTTCGGTATTCAATGCGGCGATCTCCACTATCGAGGAAGCGGATATGCAGTTTACCCGCAGCATATGGGAGTTTGAAGGCTCGGAGCTGGCGGTATATGCCGATGTGACGGCGGTACAGCGTGGCAATGACGGCACGGAGACGGCTCCCAAATTCAACAGGCGGCTGATAAAGACGCTGGATTTTAACCAAGACCAGGCGTTCAATGTGTTCAGCCCTCAGATACGTGAAGAGGCTCAGAGGAACGGTCTTAATAATCTTCTGCGGCAGATAGAACGGCAGTGCGGACTTGCTTTCGGCACCCTCTCCGAGGTGCAGGACACGGACAAGACTGCCACGGAAATAAAGGCTTCCAAGCAGCGGTCATATGCCACGGTATCAGCCATTCAGGCGAATGTGCAAAAGGCTCTCACAGAGTTTGTGCAGGTACTTGATATGCTCTGCGACATACATGAGCTTGCCCCCAGAGGGGCGTGCGAGCAGTCATTTGACTTTGACGACAGCCTTGTTACCGACAGCGAGACCGAGCAGAAGATATGGCTCCAGGAAGTAAGTGCAGGGCTTATGTCTCCCGTTGAATACCGCATGAAGCGCTATGGTGAGACGGAGGAGCAGGCGGCGGCAATGCTCCCCGAGAGCTTTGAATAATGCTTACTCCCGACTATTTGCAGGGGGCGCCTGCGGAGCTGGAGGAGCTTTTTCTCAGGCTCGAGGAGGATATCATTGCCGACATATGCCGCAGGATAGCAAAGGCGGGGTATCTTACCGACAGCGCAGAGCATCAGGTGCTGCGGCTTCGTGAGCTGGGTGCGGGAACGGAGTACATCAAGCAGAAGATATCCGAATATTCGGAGCTTTCCGATGAGACTGTTGACCGATTATTCTTTGACGCTGCCCAGACCTCGGACGATTTTTACCGCAAGGCGTATGCACAGGCGAACATCGGCTACACGCCTTATGAATACAATGACTTCTTTCAGCAGGCGGTAACTGCCAGCGTGAACCAGACCAAGGGAGAATTGCGAAACTTTACGCAATCCATGGGATTTTCCTACCGTGGGTCAAACGGTCAGGTGCGGTTTCACGGTGCGGCTGAGGCTTACAGGGACTGTCTCGACTATGCGTATATGCAGGTGATGACGGGTGCTGTAGATCACAACACGGCGGTCAGGAACGCCACGAGGCGGCTCACAGAGGGCGGTTTGCAGTTTGTGGATTATGCTTCGGGGGTAAGGTGTCACGCTGATGTGGCTGCCCGCAGGGCTGTTCTTACGGGGCTGTCGCAAATGACGGGCAAGGTCTCGGAACACAATGCGGCGGAGCTTGGCACGGACATTGTGGAGGTCGATGCTCACGCAGGTGCAAGACCCGACCACGCCCAGTGGCAGGGCAAGTGGTATTCCCTTTCGGGTAAGTCAAAGAAATATCCCTCTCTTGTAGAAGTGACAGGATACGGAACGGGTGCGGGCTTAAAGGGCTGGAACTGCCGACATGACTTTTACCCTGTTATAGAGGGCATTTCCGAACCAAGTTATACGGAAGAGGAGCTTAAAAACATCGACCCGCCGCCCTTTGAATACAACGGCAAGACCTACACCTATTACGAGGCGACCCAGCGGCAGAGGGCTATGGAACGCTCCATGCGCAAGACCAAGCGAGAGATACTTGCGGCTGATGCCACGGACGATAAGGACAGGTTCACGGAAAAGTCGGTGCTTCTCAGGAGGCAGAAAGAGGAGTACGGAAGATTTTCCAAGGCTGCGGGGCTTTCGGTGAGAAACGAGAGGGCGCAGGTCGGGGGATTTGGTCACAGTCAGGCAAGCAGAAGTGCAGCCGAATACAAAAAAATGTTGACTTTAGGCAATGGAGATGCTACAATAGGCTTAAAGGTCAACAGCTTCCGAAATGCTCTTGCAAGCGGCAGTGTCAATACTTCCGTGGATACCAAAAATCAGTCCAAGCACGTAAACGGCAAGGTTTGGAAAAATCAGGTCAAGCAAGCTGTGCAGTCAGGCGGAAAAGTAACCCCCAGAAGCATACTTGCAAAGGGTCTTGACCCACAGGATTTAATAAACAGGTATGCGGGAACGGGTGATCATTATGAATTCCGAGGCAATAACAAGTATCCCGATGAGTTTATTACTTTGCCATTTGAAGCCGGTCGTACTTACAATAAAAAAACAGGTAAATATGAGGCTACTAACAGAGTTCAGATCAAATATGATGAAAACAAAGGTGCGCACATTTTTCCTGTTTTAATGAGGTGATAATCAAGTGATAAGTTTTGAAAAATGGAGTAAAGCAGTTGATGATGCCGATGCTTTTTATAAAAAAAAGAAGGTCAGAGTGACCACAACTGACGGAACTGTATATGAGGGGATCTGTATGGGATATCACGAAGACGAGGATTCAAATGAAGTTGCCTGCTGGGCAATAGGTGTTGGAGGATATAAATTTCTGCAAGAAGATGTTGAAGAAATCGAATTTATCGACTGATCGCCTTACTTAGTAGGGCAATTTTTTGTTGGAGGAGTGAGAATGTGGAATATATTTCCGAAAGAATAACCAATATTTCAGAGCTTGAAATAACAAGGCGGTTTTCTTATGCGCACACTCGCAAGGGTATGCGCTTTTATTATGCCCGAAAGGAAGTGACATTATGGAACTGTCACAGCTTACAACCAAATTTAAAGAGCTGCTGAAAATTGAAGATGTTTCGAAAGCACCGCAAAATATATTGCAGGTGCTTTTTTCCTGCCCTGAGCAGATATTTGAGGAGTGGCTTGATTTCTGCCCTGACCTCTCGTCTGATAATTTGCAGCCGATTTTTCAGTATTATCTGGCTGACAGAAAAGACAAAATGCAGGACTACACGCCTAAAAGCCTTGCATTGGCAGCGTGTATGATAGCAGAAGTACATAATGCAAAAAATGTTTATGATATGTGTTCCGGTTCGGGTGCGCTCACTATTCAGGCGTGGAATATCAATCCCGGGTGCACTTTCATCTGTCAGGAATTTGACGAGAGAGTTATTCCGTTTTTGCTGTTTAATCTCGCAATCCGAAATATAAATGCTGTTGTCATTCACGGCGATGTGCTTTCTGAGGAACAGTTTACAGCTTATTCAGTGACTGCGGGAGAACGTTTTTCAGCTGTTGCCAAAATCCCCGCACCCGTTGAAATATGTGCCGACTGCTGCATTTCAAATCCACCGTATAATCTTAAATTCAAACTGCCTGTATTTGCGGCATTGAATGAGCGGTACAAATACGGCATTCCACCCGAAAGCAATGCAAACTATGCTTTTATATCTGCGGCTGTTCAAGCAGCTGACAGGGCTGTGCTTATTCTCCCTCAATCGGTTTTAAGCGATGGACATAATTCAGAAAAAGAAATCAGAGAAAACCTTATAGAAGCAAACCTTATTGATGCAATTGTGCAAAATCCCAATAATATGTTTGAATGTACTTCTATCGGCATTTGTATCTATTCGCTGAAAAAGCACAAGCAAACGGCAACTGTGGAAATGGTGGATATGCGAAAAACATATACCGAAGAAATACGGTTTCAGAACGGGCAGTTCGGCGGAGTTTCCCACACTAACAGAACCTATCAGAAAACGGTTAAAACGTATTCCGAAGAAAATATCAATTCGATTATCGGGGCAATCGCACACAGAAGGAACAAAAGCGAATTTTCCGCTGCCGTAACCATTGAGGAAATAAAGAAGAACGACTATTCGCTTACGCCTTCATCGGCAATCCCTTTTGAATATCGTGAAGCTGAACATCGCCCTTATTCCGAAATAATAAAGGACTATAACAAAATCATAGCCGAAAAGAATTCCTGCAAGCTTGTTATAAACGAAACTCTTGCAAAGGCTTTGAAGTTACCTGTAGTCGACTTCAAGGCAGATATGACCCCCGACAGGCAGATGTATGAACTTATGGAAAGTCTTTCGGGTGAAAAACCGATTAATCCCGATTTCATTACATTTACTAAAAACAAAGGGGAATGTGTTTTCAAGGCAAATGACCCCGAACATCTTTCAACCATATTTAAATACGCACTTTCAATGTGGAAACAGCACATGATGTATCTGAACGAACAGGAAAACATAATTCTTGCGGAATATCGAGACGCTATTTTGCCCGAGCTTTTGAATGGGGAAATTTCACTGTAAGCTGTAAAATCAATTAACCGCCCTTGAATAAGGCGGTTTTATTATACCCACACAAGCGTGTATGTTCACGACATTTTGTCGGTAACA